ACACGATCCATTTTGAAACATCTATAGTGTCAGAAACAGCCATACAACCAGCCCCATCAGTTACGTATTCCTTGTGATACATCCACTTAAATAACTCGTTGCGCATCTGGTAGCCGTGATCCGCCGCCTTCTCTGTGTCATGCGCTACCAGTATCTGAACTTGCCCACGGAGCATAGCTATTGATTCCTTCCTGTGTTCACCAGGTGCCTCATCCACCAGGGCCACAGAATAACCAAGATTAAATTTCTGCTTACTCCAATCCGGGACATGGATAGCCTTCATTCTATCTGCCCATTCTTTATTGGAATCGTAGGACAAAAGAGGAACGCCTATTTCTATGCAGTACATTTTGAGATACGGCGTTGACCCATACCCACAACCCAACTCCAAAACCGGAAGGCGTAAATGTTTTGTTGCCTCAAGGGCTGGCCAAAGCAAAACTCTGTGGTTTGAGAAGTTGATTAACCCCTCCTGAAATTGTTCTTTCGTCATAGCTGTGCCTTATTTTTGCTTACGTGCTCGTTCCAATAGCTCATACGCATTCGCTTAGTGCTTTTCCCTGATATTGATTGACTGTCCAACCATTCCTCAGTTATATTTCCGTTATAGTAAAGTATTGGGAGGTCTTCAAAATGCCTCATTTCAATGCAGTCACTCACAATTGGAATAGAACCCAATGCAATGGCCTGCCAGGTACGCATAGCATCCGCACCTTGCCCTCTCAGGCTCATTGTGAACCTGTGGGCTTTGATCTGTCTAAAGAATTGATCTGCTGGTATTTGATGCTCGATGGCCTTGCAAAAAGGCAGTGATCGTAACTTTGTCAGGGATTCGATACGCTCTTTTGTATACCCGCTACGGTTAACATTGTACCGTACAAATACTTTGGTTTTGGCTGGCTCCACGGCTTCGGCAGCTATCTTTTTTATAACCTCATCCTCTCCCGTTATGGTCGCGAGTCCTATCGGTATAGCTGAGACATCGGGATAATTTACCCCGCAATCAACGGTATAGATGTGCTTAACGCTCTGTGGCTTCTTCTTATACATTCCTTCAGTAAATGATCTGTCGTTCGTGCGGTGGATTACAATATAACTTCCTTCTTCAGGGATGGATTTAAAGCACGTTTCTATGAGTTGGCATTGGCCTACAAAGATTACACCCTTTCCGTTTAATGGTCGTTCGGCATTGAATATTTTAAGGTTAGGGTTGTGTTCACGTATCACAGAGTTTACATATGCACAATTAGGGTCTGGACTCCAAATGTAATCACATATCCTTTGAAACGCCGGGGCATGTATTTGGTCTTCATGAAGGGGGTTCATTGCAGTATCATTGGTAAAATCAGGACAATCAAAATCCTTTAACTATCCAAAGAGAGTCCCAATAGTTCATTCCTAATCCGTGCTGTCTTGTCATATCGTGTTTAGCTGGATAGTAGCCTAATGAGGTTAGTTTGTCCTCCATTTCTTTGACTTGTTGGATACCGTAGACTCCGGTGTGAAGGTGGAACTCAATGCTTAGTTGCTTCGCCATGGGGCGATTCATTGACATAATTACTTCGCGCTCGCTACCTTCAATGTCCATTTTGATGAGGTCCCAAAAGTCCACCATTAAACTTTGAGAAAATACTTCCAGCGTGCAGCATTCAACTGATGTAGTGCCTGATCCTGCTGGATTTGGTATGGGAACTTCATTTCGGGCAATCCTGGTAGCCTGGGGGTCGGCGTCCCTTTTTATTACCACCTTGCCATTGAAATCTGATATAGCGATCTGATAGTACCCAAGGTCACCTGAGTAAAGATGATCGATATCAACAGGAATGACCGTGTGACCTATCGCCCTTAGGTGATCTGTGAATTCAAATCCTCTGCACCCTAAATCGAGTATGTTCGCATTTATTCCTTTAAGTAACGACATCTCGACGCTATGTTCCGCTATGACTTCAATCATCTTTTTCGGGTTCTAATATTTCGCCTGTTTCAATTACGTATCCCTGATTTGTACAATCCGGGCATTCCAAAGCCTTTAGTCGCGTCACAGTCGGGCGTACGGCCAGCCACCGCCATCCACAACGAACACAAATCACTTCTGATACTTTGTGTGGTATATTATCATCAATGTCAACGACCTTTCCCATCTACTTGAAGTGTTTTTTAAGTGTGACTCCACCTTCACAATTATACCTTGTCAACCCTGACATAGGCCTACTGCCGCTCGTATACAGCGCCAGCGCCATTATAGCCTCGTCGCTACGGTGTCCGTGTAGTCGTTCGCTCGCCTGTTCCTGCTGCGACCCGAATAACCCCAACCTTTCAGCATCAATCCACTTATTGAAGATCGTATGACATAACGGTAAATCGAAGTCGAAGTAATAGAAGCTACCCCCCACCAGGTGCCAGTCCATTATATCGTGTTTTGTCAAACTGAAGTGATCAAGGGCTTTTTTATAACAGAACCTGTGCAGCTTGTTCGCATCAGGAACGGCAATTACCCCGTATTCATGGATTACATTTTGATAGAAATCAACCCTATCGGTTAGGATAACAGCCGGATCAAAGAATACTATCTGCTTATACCCTTTTTCAAGTGCTGCATTTACTGCGTGTGGTTTGAATCCGTATAGTGACTTCTGGAATGTCTGCGATCCATTCGGTAGTTCGTCAGTCCAGAAAAACAAGGGCGCATCCGGATAGATAGAAAGGATACTTTCTTTAAGCCGTTTTTGCTGCTCAACGTACAGGGGGCCGAAAGCTACGCACACAAAGGCCGGGCTCATTTATCAAGAGTGTTAACGAATATACCAGCCAGGGCAATCAGAACAGCTACCTCAAACCCGAAGGACGAACTAATGAGTATCAGCAATGCGCCGGCGATTACGTAGCCGATAAGCGTCAATATGTAGTTTTTCATAAGCAATCCTTTACCTTTAACATCTGGTCAAAGATACTGATTTCATTCTTCCCGGTTAAGGGCATTCCCTGGACCACCATGTTCAACTGATCGGCGTGTATCATGTATTTCCATTCGTCGCGAATTTCTACGGGCTCTGAAGGTATCATGGTTGCTCTGGCTTGTTTGGTTTTTATGGCATTCCGGAAGGTGTGAGGGTTGGTACATTCCCAGATGTTACCTAGCCGGATGATGTTGTAGTTGTGGAAGTAGAAATCAACGTACCGCTCCATTTCTTCCTTGTGCTTTGTGTATCTGGTGTTCTGCGTGAATACCGATATTGTACTGAAATAGAAAAAACATACTTTGCTTTTTTCGCCCATCAGAAAGTAAGCCCTACGAATGTCGTTTCGTTCCTTATCGTATAAATCATTGTCATCGCATAGACTATTGCCCACTCCTGACGCAAACAGAATAGCCCCTTCCCGGTCTTTCAGTAACTTAGCGAGGCTTCCGTTTCCTATTATCATTTTATGCCAAGTTTTTCGTTTAATTCGACAAGTCTTTCTGCCTCATGGGTTAGCTTTTGTAATTTTTTCAGCGCCTCATCAGCGTTAGTTGTTACGTTGATTTCAACTGTATTTCGCCGAACGTACGTCTCGGTATACCCCAATCGGTACAGGCACCATTGCAGAAATTTTGCTATGTACTTTTTCATATGTGTCCTGTTAGCTTTTTAAACTCATTATGATACTCGACAAACCATGTAAAGTCCTCATCCGGCCATACCTTCTTCAACATTTCCATTGTCTGCTCAAACTTCCATTCCCTACCCTTGTGATAAATCTGGTGGTGCATGTGGCAGTCGATGAATTCCCGGTGATCCAGTGTCCAGGCTCCACGGTCTACCCTTCCCCGAGCGAACCCGTTAGGATACTGGCCCCGGTTAATGATTGTTGGGTTGAACTTCTTTAGCCTTCGGGTAATTAACTCCTGATCCGTATACCAAAATTTATTAAAGTCAGTGCTTTTGGCGTCTGGCATTGAATCCAAATCCCTTTTGATATGATACTCAATATTTCCATTCTCAATGTTCATAACCTGTCGCCACTTTGCGGAATCCATGCCGATGTAACATATCGGAAAATGTGTGTATCCTGTAAGGTCGTGACCCCATACGCTTATACCTCCATTGGGTTTCCAGTAGTCAGATAGGGGCAGCATATCAATGTCTCCGGTCATCAGGTAGCCATCGTATTTGCAGGCTGCATAGAGGCGGGAGACTTGAGTAATCGTGTCGGATCGGTAGCCGTCAATTTGTCCAATGTTATCATAGTTTCTAAAATCCGATGGACCAGTAACAATAAGACCTAATCTTTCGTCAATCTTTCCGTGGAATAACAAAACCGCACTCCATCCCAAGCGCTCCCATGCCCAAAAAGTCAGTGGCACAAAGTACAGGTAATCCGGGTTATCATTGACTGAAAGGATGACATACTTTTTCATACGGTTACAATTGCTGTTTGCCAATTGGCGTGCTCCGGTTCTTTGTATATTTCAATAGGCATTCCTTTAATGAGGGCTTCAGTCTTAGGCCAGAATTCCTCTACTTCAGGCTGTAGCCAGTTGTCAAGGATAAGTTTGCCGCCTGGTTTAAGGTTCCGCAAAGCGTATTCGGTGCAGTCGTCGCGGAAGTTGCCGTCAATAATGACAATATCGTACACCGTTTTATAATCATTTATACATGATAAATATTGCCCCTCATTAAAAGCCAAAGCCATCCTTAAATCATAGTTATAAACTATACTGTACCAATGATTATTCATATCTACCCCGAAGCATATCGCCCCGCGCGAACGATACCACAAAGTCGAATACCCAACGCCATACTCAAATATTACCTTGTCTTTAAAGTCCCATTTATTCATGACCTCCAAACACGGCCTTGTGTACCACGGCATCTGAATTCCGTGCTCGTCGTTTGTCAGCCAATTTTCTTTAGGGTAGATCATTTTCTCCAAAAGCATATCTGTGGAAACTGTCTTTCAATATCTGCGTACTCATCCCTGTTGGGGTCGGTTTCGTTCAGCCATTTGATCATAGGCGGGTCATAAAACCCTGATGCCCCAACGTGCCCGGCGCAATCATTCAATGACTTATGGATAGGATCAACGCCTTCAACTTCAATATCCGGTACATCGTAATGCCTGCCCCCTGTAGGGGTGATTGTCTGCTTCATTCCCAAAATGAAGTGTTCGGTTGCGCTGTCAGCGAGTTTGGGGTACATTATCCGATTCATAAAGTCCTGATCTGATCCCTTGCGGTTGAAGTCTATGCCTGGATTCAGCGCCATGAGCTGGTCCCAGGTATTAACGCCCATCCTTTGAGACAAGTAAGCAGGGCGAAACCCTACCATGCCCCCCATCATTGGGATATTGTGGCTTATGGAATCGGTGATACAGTGCAAAGTTTTATCTTCAGTTATCCATTCCTGCACCATTTGGGCTTCACGGTATGTTCCTATGGATTCACAGTCGCGGCAAATGACATGTGAGAAAAGGCATTTATCTTCACGATAACGCAAGAAAGCAGGCTTCAGCCTCCACAACATAGACAGACATAAAGACTCGTTTCCATTGTTGTAGTCAACCGCCGCACCTTGTTTAACCATGTACTCAAACAGCGCCCTGTAGGGGCCACCGTGATACGTGTCTGCATCGGTGATTACCACCGTCTGCCAATCGGGATACAGCACCCTGTTCACCCTGAAGTTTACCCATAGCCCGCGCATGTAGGTGTCGAACTGGTAGGAGTTCTGCATGTGGCGGTTATAGCCGAAGATCGCGTAAGAGACTGCTTTCATTTGTTGTTGCGGTGTAGGTAGTAATATATGGTAGATTCAATCCAGTGCTCTGTTCTGATCAGGTTAGCTTTCTTCAGTTTGTCGCTCCACACATGATCCTCTCCGTGCTTCTTATCAGGGAATTCTATCTGCTTTGCGATGCTGGCCTTTATAGTGTTGAGGTGGTTGGGTGGCCGCCTGTAAACGCCGTTCTTCTCATACCAGGAATTGAACATCATGGAGTGCACGAATTTTCGTGGGTTCTTGCCGTCGTCTGTAATCTCGCCCGTTAGTGAGCAGCAATCAACGCCGTTAGCTATCCCGGCCATCACCAATTTAATGTAATCCGCGCTTACCACATCGTCAGAGTCTATGAAACAAACGTACTCACCTTTGGCTCGGTGCAGTAACCAGTTCCTTTTTGCTCCTATTGTCCACTCTCCGTAGTCGGTGAATATTATAAGTTCAATATCGCTGCTCAGTTGCGGGTCAAGGATGCCTCGCAACCTCTCCAGATAAAGATCGTAAGATTTAAGGTGCGGTATCAGGATAGAGAGTTTCATCTTCTGTTCTTTGCTATCCACCGTAAATGCTCGTTACCGTATCGTGAAAGCCTCATAATATTGACTTCTGACGGAAGTCCCAGGTTATCACGAAGCATCCTCAAATATGTCCGCTTGCCTTCATTCCACGTGGAATCCGCGCGTCTGTTTACGTTGTCGGGCCTGCGTTTCATTACCGAATAATGACAGTGCCGGAAGGTTATGTCATTGCGCCAAATTATTCTTTTCAGCGCGTCCGCTACATGGGTGAAAAACGTGTCGCAAAACATATGAGAATAAGCCGGGTGATAGATGTACCCAAATCGGTTGTAGTATTCCCGGTCCAGTATAGGCATGGTTACTATCCAGTTCTGTATGCCGTCATTGACTTTTAAGACGTAATCCTTCTTATCGCCTACAGCCCTACGGATAGCAAGATCCCATGATGGCGGACACTCAGTATCGTCAGAAAGAACTATCATTATATCCCCGATAGCGTGTTTTGCAGCTATGTTCACGGCTTCCACCGCTGATTTGTTTGGATTTATTATGACGCCTGGGTAGATGGCTTGGTATTGCTTCAGAGTCGGATCGTCGGCGTCCAAAGACACAATTAACTGTACCGGTTCCTTTGCCCTGCGTAGCCACATAGCTGTTGTTTGCTGAGATTTCTCAGGTCGGGAGCGTGTAGGGTGGAGCAGGGAGATCACTGTGTTTGCTTGTATTTTATGGTCTGTGGGTTATATTCGTTTGTCTTTATTTTGATGCACATGAATGGGCCGTGACCGCAATAGCCACTATCATATTGTGCATCCCATCCCTTAGACTTTAGCTCATCTACCACTTTAGACAATATTTCGTCATCGTGATTATACGAATTAACATTTATAACAAACCAATTACTGCGAGAGGAATTATAATGGAATTCCCTACGCTTGATGCAGGAATTTACTTCCGATATTATGCGATCGACAAACATTTGATCCCCATCTTGGGCAATTGCTTCTTGTGGTGTTATTACTTCTGTCATGCTATCTGTAATTGAAGTGACTTATAAAATTCAAGGCTGTGAGCGTCCACCTTTGAGGCAAGGAAAGACCAATCCTTATCGAAGTTCTTGTACCTTTGCCGATGGCCGATGCCTCCTGTTAGACCTATTCCATGCTTGATGCCGATGGCACCGGTTTTAACAAAATGCGTCTTGCTTCTCCTTCGTGCAAACTCCCACAGGGCGATGTCAGCGAACACCGTACCTGGTTTTAATCTTGTCCAGTCAAACCCATCTAGGGCCGATATACGAAACCCTGTCGTGAACAGTGATGCACGCCAGTGGTGGTTCTCTATTGCATAACCGTTGCTTCTGATGTGGTAGTATATGGTTCTGTCGTCGCCAATAAAGTCCCATGTACCGTCGGACATAGCCTCAAAATAGTTGTCATTATAGTAGTCGTCGTCTTCCACAATGAAAGCGAAATCAAAGCCGTCCTCCCTGGCAAGTGATATTCCTGCGCGAAGTCTTTGCACCAAGTCCTTCTCATGCGTTAGTGGTCGGTAATCTATTATGTAGTGCTTTGCCGGTTTCACAGTCATGCGTGACACTTGCCATTTGCAGTGCTGAAGTAGTTCGGGGCGATCCCCACGGGTAGGGGTGATGGCGCAAAAAGTCATGGAAATAGCTTTTCAGCCTTATATTTCAATGTGAACAGGTATCGTAACTTCTCAGGATAAGTCCTATCCCTGGCAACGCTTTTGGCTTCCTTTTCCGATAGATGGATCTGTCCGTAATGAACAAGTCCATAATCATCTCCTGCCACCTTCTCATAAATGTTAACGTATATGTCGATCTCTTTCTTCATTCGATCAGATCAGTTATTTCACTTGAGATAGGGCTAAAACTTACCATCTTCTCTTTCCAGAACTTTTGCAACTTCTCGGCTGCGCTCTTTCTGTCACTGGCCTTGATTATCCGGATAGTCTGCCGTGTAGGGTTGGGCTGTCCGTTGGGTCCGAGCAATGTTTTCCTGTATAGGACAGTGGCTACGAATAAACTTTCTTCCATTCTTTTACCTTTAGAAATGATTCGAGGGCGGACCCAGGTGCACCTAAGTATATTTCAATGCCGTGCTTACTCAAGCCATCACATAACTTTTTATAAGCCTCTATCTCGGGCCGGTGGCTCCTGGACTTCGGATGGAATACTTTGTGGTTCGTGAAGTCAACCCCCCACAATACCAACTCTTTCAGGTTGTCCAAGTGAGTGAATGCTACTGACATTGCGCAATACGGTGAGGTTGACGAATGATAATACACCCCTCTCCTGAGTCTTCCGTATGGCCGTGTTAACCTGATTTTTTGCATGAATGGGAAATTGCCTCGCCATGCCTCGGTATGAGAAAAGAACCGTTCAGGTGTTGAGTTCTTGATTGTCTTCAGGCGCTCGGGTTCGTTCGAGAACTTGGAAGGGTGGTTGATCACGACTAACCAGTTCAATTTGTGCCCCCATTTAGCGGCATCGTTCACGCCGATTGAAAAGCCAGAACCATCCCAATGTTTTGCTGTTTCTCCTGATGCTATGATGTGGCAGGTCATTTGCTATCCAGAATTATGAGCCTTCGTAAATATTCACTGACAGTTAATCCTGCCCCCTCAGCCTGCCGGACAAGCTGCCGATAATCCAGCTCCCCTATCCGAAACTTGAAAATCCTGGTCTTATTGATTGTTTTCATGGGTACGAGTGTAGGCACAAGATAGTAAATATCTGTAACCGTTTACTCGTGTAGACAATTATTTCAGGAAAAATTTACCGCTGGTAGCGGTGGGGATTGGTTATGAAGTCAGCGAATATGCAGTCTATCAGGTAACGGAAGGAGTCGAACTTGTGTAGCGGGTTGGCCTCGTTCTTGATCAATTGGCCGAATTCGTCCACGGCGGCTTTTGCGCAGTCTCTTATGGTGATTTCGCACTTTTTGGCGATGTAGACATTGGCGTTCTGAAGCACTGAGTTACAAAGCACCCTGGAATCTCTTATAGCTAGATTGGCGTTCCTTACCCGTAAATCCCTGTCTTTAAGGCTCAGCTCCTGCCTGATGATTCGGTAATGATTTAGGTTCCCGCGCGTCATGGCGGTCCTGCTGCGACCCGTGGCATCCCCTGTTACCTCTATCTGATACCCCGGATACCTGGCCCTGATGATCTCACACGTTTCCTCTGTAGAGCCGTCAGGCAGATCCACCTCGTCGAATATGTACAGAGTCCTGATGTCTGTCTGCTGGCCTACAATGGCCGTCATCGGGTTACGGTTGAAGTCAAAGGAAACAACTATGGGCAAATGAGGGTTGGCAACATATGAGTCCACAACATGCTTCTTTTCAGTGAATGCGTAAAGGAATGGTCTGTCGTTAGCGTCTACGTATTCGGCTAAATACTCTTGCCTGAAGGTGAATTCATCCAGTTGCTGGCGGGCTTCCTCTATTTCCTCGACTTCAATGAATGGGTTATCGTAGGTTGTGAAGTGGTAGAAAGCCCAGTTAGCGAACTTTCTGTGCTTTTCTTCAAGCTGATAGAACCCATTCGTTTTACCCTTTGGTCTGCTCAGGATGAAGGCATCGCCCCGGTAGTCCGTCAGGGTTGGCCTGATCGTGTTCTCCCATGACTGGTACAGCTTTTCGGCTTTGGCGGCCTCGTCTATTATCGCCCGGTGATACTTTCGTCCCTGTCCAGACTCCGGCTGATCCATAGACCAGAAGTCCATAAGACCACCCGTTGAGAGTTCTATCTGCTTTAGGGTTTCGTCCTTGCGGGATATGACCGAATTGTACGTTTTCTTTATGTCCTTCCAGACTTCGGATAAGTCCTTGTAGGTGGGAAACCAGACGCCTACCAGCTTCCCGGACAGGGTAATTGAACACAGTTCTTCGATTAAGGTAGTCTTTCCGAACCTTCTGCCGCACCTTAAATGGTTGAATCTTCGGGCGTTCTTGACAATAAAATCCTGTTTGGGATGAAGGGTTTTTAAGACGAAATCAATCTCTATGCACGACATTGATGATCATTTCTGTAGGCTGTTCCAGGTTCTCTTTGGGCTTCCCGTAGTAGTAACTCAGGAATAATTGACAATGCTTTTCTGACCCCTGCTTAGCTTTTGAAATGATTTTAGCCCAAATTTTAGCTAACGCGTCCGGACCGCTGGATGCAAGGGCCTGCTTTATTGCTTCCTTTACGTTATCCTCAACGGCAAGTGCTTTGCGTCCTGATCCGGGTCTTGCGCCGCCCTGTTTGGCCATTTTGAAAGAATTTGATTAATCAGGCTCCTAAACACGAAAGCCACAACCAGTAGTCCATGCTACCCTCCGGAGGGCAATGAACTTGTGGAAATGGCTTGCGTCTGTTAACATGGGGGTAAATTTAGGCAATTCCTGTAAATCAACCTAGTATGGTGTTTAGCCTCTTAGCCTGGCGCTCTTTCTCCTTTTCCAATTTCCTGATTTTCTTCAGGATTTCGGAGGCTTTGGCTTGGTTGTCGTTGGCCAGTACCTGGTAGGCTTTGCGCTCTTCCTGCAAGAGGTTGATTCTTGCGTCTATGTCTGTTCCGTTGTCGCTCATGGGTTCAGTTGTTGAATTGAATGAATGGAATGTTGCATCGGATGCAGTATTGGTTATACCGGCAATTCTCCGCACGGCAGTTGATGCAGAAAATACTTGTCTGTCTGATGCCGAATAGTTGTTCGACGAAGTTATTGGCTGCTTTCCTGATTTCTTCCTCGCTCATCTCCTATTTCTGCATTTCATAACTCTTGTCTTAATCTTTTAAACCAGCAGCCGGAAGGAAAAGACCCTAATCCGAAACCTCCCGGCGCTGGTTAAATATCACTGGCAGGATGCACCGGGATTCGATACCCGGATGTCTGTCCTGTAAGGGCCATAAGCCAGATTACTGAAAGGCATTTTAAATTCCTTCAGCCGACTCGATGGTACAGCGCATTATCCTTACATTATTTTGCGCCGCGTCTTTCTTCCGCCATACATCCTTACCAGTGAATGTCTTTAAATTAACAAGCCCGTGAATACCAGACTCCGAAGGCCGTTAGTCCCCCTGAAATACAGCATTGTCAGGAAGTCTTTCAGTGAATCGATTTGGGATCATGCCATTGTGCCAAAGATCATTCGTTCTGTACTGCTCCCCTGAATTCATTTTTATATTGAACACAGCGCCTGAAAACCCTAAAACGTGTTGATCTTCCAACCGTATATTGCAGAAATCTTTTCTCCAATATGCCGCACCTTTGACAAAGCATCTACGGGGGTTGTCTTTGTCCTCAATTATCTCAACCCAATGATTGCAACTGAAGCATAGCTTTTTTGCTTTTAGCTTTTCAGGCAAGTCGCCCATAAAATTAAGAGAAATAACCCCTCCACACTCAATACATTTCTCTGTATGAATCCTGCGTTCCTTAATTAAATCATCCAGTGAGTTGTAGCTGGTAGAAAGACTGCCGTATGGGCCACCTTCCGAGGTCATTTTTGGACGTTCATTTGATTCAATGATTTCAGCAATGCCCTGTTGATTTGTTCCTAACCAGTATTTCATAATGAAGTTATTTAAAACAACCAGACCCGCGAATCTCGACATTGAAGGGCCGTTGCTCCCTCCTTCGCCAATAGACGCGGGTCTGATGAAATGCAACGGCTTCATAAACGAATGTAGTGAATGGAATTGTCTTAGCCAAATGGTTAGACGAAAATTTGTAATCGCTGTTTTTAATATCTGTAGCTAACTTTGTGAGCCCCCTGCCGGGATCGAATAGAACCTTTTAATACGCCCTGGGTTCAACTGCATGCTTCCGTAACTGGTCTTTGTTACAGGTATTTACTAACTATCTGCTTAACCTGTACTTACTTTCAACTTACTGTCTTATATTCAGGTTCTTTAGCCAAATCCTTAGAATGATCAAAGCCTTCCTGAAAGCCCCCGACAAGTCCGGCCTGAGCCGCCTGTACTTTGTCTACCGCAATATCTGGGTCAGGGTTGGGGTTAAAGTCCTATCCGGATCATGGGATCACGAGAAGCAAGTTATTAAATCTTCCATGCCCCACCATAAGGAATTGAATGGAATTTTAAACAAAAGAAAGTCCGAGTTGACCGATATTCTTTTGAGGCTTGAGTACGACAAGATCCCGGTGAGCCCTGCAACTATTCGAAAGTACTGGAAGGTTCCAAGGGTAGTCACAGAGCCCACGGTGGCCGACCTGATGGAAGGCTATGCCAAAGACAACATGCGAACCCTGGCACATAACCATACCCGAAAGTTTTTGTACATGGCCGATAAAGTCAGGGACTGGAAAGACGTTGCGGCTAAGGACTTCGACCAGGTGCAGATGAACAATTTCGTTACCCACCTTATTGAAAAGGGTTTGCAGAATGGCTCCATCCATGACTACGTCAGAAAGATACGGCTTGCGTTACAGACAGCCCAAAAGCGAGGCGTTCACGTTCACCCGGACTGCTCAGGATTCAAGTTCAAATATGTACAGCCTAAGCCGGTATGGCTAACAGAGAAGGAATTAAAGCTACTTGAAGCCTTCACCCCCGTGGACAAAGACCTGGTATACCGTGACGAATTTTTGTTCAGGGCCTACACTGGTTTAAGGTTCTCCGATGTTCAACAGCTTCGCCCTCACCACTTCATAAAAAGAGGTAAGGACGTATACCTGGACTTCAGCGTCATTAAAACCCGGCTGGACCAAAATATATTGCTTTCCTCAAAGGCTTCAGTCATAGCCAGGCGTTGGGGCTTCACTGCACCTAAATTATACCAACAAGATTGTAATGAACGCATTAAGCAGATCGCCAGGACCGCAAAGTTAACAGATACCATTGAAAAAGTAAGATACCGAGGTAACGAAAGACTGGTGGATTTACTGCCTAAACATAAGATGATCACAACCCACGTAGCCCGTAGAACCTTTGGGCGTATGTGGATGGAGCGAGGGGGCGATATATTCAAGCTCAGTAAGTACTACGGGCATTCAAGCATAGAACAAACTTCGGCCTATATTGGGTGGACTACTGAGGAAGTCAATGAGGAACTAAAGCGGTTAATGGGGTGATTTTTTGGATATTACAATTTTATGTCTCAGGTGGTTCAACTTCTCGAACTGAATTTGGGCTTTAGATTCCTTTGATACATCCTCACTTTGAAGCAAATGCTCAGTAAATCGATGTGTTTTACCAACGCGCCTTTCTCCGGTTTCAACTGTAAACAATCTTTTCTTTGCTGCCATGCCTCAAATATAAGCAATTATGTTTTGGATATTCCACTTGAGAGTCTTATCTTATTTATCCCAAACATAACCCTCTCAATTATGCCACAGTTGGCCCAGTCAATCCTGAGCATGAATGCCCTATTGGCGGCAGAGGACATCAATCAGGATATGTTAGCTCAGTTAATCCAGGATTCAATTGATCGTTATCGCGATTACCTTGCCCTTAGCGGTTCGGTCATCCCAATTCTTGAAAGGCTAAAGATAGAAACGAAAATAAGCACTGGCCTTTCCATGCTTAGTCTTTTAAGGTGTTCGGACATCATGGGCCGTGTCTCGGGTGACCGCCGTTCATAAGATCATTAATAGAACGACGAAGCATTTGAATTTCATTGGCCTGTTTTAGAACCACCGTGTCCGCGCCTTTCTTAGCCTCAAGGTAGCCCTCGATCTGACCCTGCAACTCAGGTAAGACTTCCTTATCTAATTGCTGTTTGATCCGCTCCCTGCGCAATCCCGTCAGCTTTCGTTTCAGTGTCTCCGGATCGGTATTATACAAATCATCAATTGTGATGCCAAAGGCTTTGGCGAACTGGGCAGCTTGCTCTAATTCGACATTGCTACCCTTGTTGATGTACTTGCCAATCATCTGTATTGATACACCTGTCTTTTCTGCCAACTGTTTGCGGCTCATGCCTTCCATCAAAACCTTGATTTTATCCCCGAAAGTGTACGTTTTTGAGGCCATAAAATATTTTTAAACTAAGGTTTGGATTTGTAAACTATAGTTTAGTATATTTGATTCGTCAATTCACAAAATCCATTAATCAAATATACAAAAATTTCAAATATACAAATATGGCGGGACAAAAAACAAGTGTGCAAATAGGTGGACTACTGCAAATTCGGCCCTCTAAGGACGTTTTGATGCGTTTTTACGCGCTCAAAGCCGACAAGCAGAAGCAATCCACAAGATCAATCAGCGACCGTGAGCTCCACCTTGAAATCTTCTTAGAGGGGCTAAAAAAATTTGAGAAGCGAGTAAACCGTGGTTTATCAGAAGAAACTAAGGTTTAAACATTGAATCATGGAAGAAAACAAAGCATTTACGCCGGGAGCGCCGCCACCATGGCGCTATGAAAGGGACATATTGTTAGACGGTGAAGGTAAAACTATTGCCAGGCTGTATGGATGGCAATATGGATGGAGCGCGGAGCAACGCGACATAAATGGCAACAACCTAGCTAAATGCCCCGACCTCTATGCCGAGAACGAAAAGCTAAGGGAAGCGCTCAGGCAGGTAAGTGATTACTTTCAGGATAGGCCCCGCAATGCACAAGAGGGGAGGCTTACTGAGACCATCAACGCCCTACTCAAATGACCCGCAAACATTGAATTATGGACACCCCCCGCACATACAACGACTTGGTAGACTGGATTAACCTGCATTGGGAACACGGGGACAACGTAGCGGTAGCAAAAAAACTAGGCATATCAGAATCCGCAGTCTGTCAGGCTACCCATAAAGACAAGGACAAAAGAAGGTGCAAGTCCAAAAGAGTAGTGTACGAAATGGTACGGCACATCAACGCCAGAATCAAGATGCTGGACAAGCTGGCAAAGTACGCGAGGAAAGAGCCGGTGAAGTTTCTTAACGCTTAAACATTGAATCATGAATACACACTTTTGGACAGCATCAACTCTTGACCATCCCAGGGAATTAGTCAAAGGCACCGACAAGTATCCGGCAAATAGCGGACTGTACCGCGTGACATTCGACGACGGCACAACGTCAGAAGAATGGTATACCGTCGCTTTCGGATGGAATAGGTTGTCGCTACGCAGAGTCCATGAGATTGTCAAATCTGACTTCATCCAGCCATTCCATAAATAAACATTGAATCATGGAAGAAAACAAAGCATGGACGCCGGGGCTGCGGAAAATAAAATTCCGGGCGTGGGATACGCTTAAAACAAAAATGGCTGCTGAGGGATTTACGGAAGAATACTTAGCTAAAATAGAAGCAGAGGCTGTTTCTTTTGCGTCTAAAACATGGGACAATGATGACTCCGAAATACATCACCACATTACTGAGGCGTATCTATATGATCAAGTTAAATATGGGTATGTATCTGGTGTTAAAAAGGAACGTGAAAGATCTGACGCCGAGAACCTGAAGCTGAGAGAAGCACTCATAAAGGGAAGAGACGCTGCGGTGGAAACGCTATCAGTATGGAGGAATCGTGATATACTACCGGTGGATAAGCCTCTGTGGATAAGGCTAAACGAAGAGTTCATTGAAACAGTCAACAATACGCTATGAAGGGAATGAAAACCGCTGAAGAGATACTGTTAGAGATAAGCGCCGAGCAATGTTGGGCTGAGGCTGGACATGGAGATTCAATTGAAATTATGGCCATGAAAGCATACGCTCAACAAGAAAACGAAAAGCTAAGGGAAGCACTCAGGCAGGCGGAAGAGGCGATCAGTTCATTTTACAATCATGAATTCTCCATACCTGAATCACGTAAGTTGTCAGATTCGGCCCTCGAAACCATCAAACAACTAGGGATATGCAAAGCTACGAAAGACTGATTTACGAAATGATTGAGGGACAGACGCCTAAGGAAAAGCATGACAATCTAAAGGCTATCCTGCAAGGATGCGAAATCATTTGCTACCCACGGAGGGGAACCGAAGAAGAACGATGGACAATTGAAAGTGCCGCAAACAATCTTGTTCGTCACATCAAGAATCCAAATGCGTCATGACCCGCCTTCACACCCTCACCATAGTTATAACTATTGTCCTACTTCGGTACGGGTATAAGGCTATCGAGTTTTACTTAATCAATTTTCAAAGATGAGCGCAGGAGATAGATACCCGAACGGAAAGCCAAAAGATATAGTCAGGCACGCATGGAAGAACGAGAATGTTATTAGTCAGACTGTGTGCGGCCGTTACGCCCCGCATTATGCTACGTCTGACTGGTCTGAAGTTACTTGTTTGAAGTGTTTACGAAGAAGAAGGATTGCCGTTGAGAATATCCTCAAACTAGCCAAATAATATGACAATTCAAACCGACACCTTCACCACCGGCTTCTTAGATGAAGATACTGAATTAGAAGTTACTATTTCTTGTGAAGTAGACTTCATTGAAAGATGGATGAACACAGTAAGAATAATAGGGGTAGAGTATTCGGTAGAACCTGGCTTTGAGTGCCACCCCGATGACCTGTATAATTCAATAACCGATATGCTCAAGACTGAATTTCCAGGGTGTGAGATAGAGTGTAAGTATGAAGAAAAATATCAATATGAAAAAGGAAAAACTTGAAGAACTATTCACGGTTTTAGCACAAGGGGTAAGCCGTCACGAGTACCAGGGGTACATAATCCAGCTTACTGTTGATCCGTGGGCAAGAAAGTACGGGAGTGTGTGGGAGGTAACAGACGGTGAGCGTATTCGAGGCTTCAGTACTTTCGCTGAATGTGTCGATAGAATCGACTGGCACGACCGGCTCGGCAAATGGGAAGTTGTGTTCCAGTGGCCAAGGCTTAATGACTGCACCTACAGGTTCTGGTATTCAGAGGCTATGGCTTTCGGAAAGCTATTCGGCAAAGAAGTTTCGGAGGATTGGGTGAACAGGAAAATACTTGTGAAATGATTTACTGCAAGCACAAGGGGCAGAAGATAGTATTCAGGACAATGGAGGAGGCTAAAGACTTTTCCGTCCTGCACAACTGCCCGTATTATTTTATAGGCGAACCACTTAAACCGATAAACGGAAATGAAAAGCAAACCAACGAAGGTAACCAAACTGGACAAGAAGGACAGCTTCGGTAACACGACGTATGTAGTCGAGTTCGAAAACCTGGACAAAGGTTTCTATACGTCAAAGAGCGACAATCAATCAAAGTTCGTCGTCGGACAAGAGGCTGAATACCTGATTGAAGAAAAACAAGGTAAGACAGGTAACACGTATTTCAAAGTAACGCTGCCGCAAAGTGAGAAACAATTTACCGGTGGCGGTGGCCGTCCGCCAGTCGACCCGAAAGTTCAAATGATCTCGTTCGCTATGTCATACACTAAGGATTTAATAGTTGGCGGCAAGCTGGACATTAAAGACCTGGAAATAGGATTTACACGGATGTATAACATAATGACCTCAAAGCTATGAGTGACTTACCTACAACGGCATACGGGGTACTGAGACAGTTCAGCACTTCAAAGCAGGGAATAGAAATGTTTTCCAATCAGCTTATCCGTCAAGTGAAGGACGGCCATGTTAACGCGCTGGAACTTAAAGCCTACCTAAAGACCCTGGAACTTATCGTGGAGAAAGTTAACGAAGCCACCCGTTCCGAACAACTTGAGGAAGCCGATAAATACGGGGAAAAGAAGTTCGACGCCTTTGGCTTTGAGATTGAGAAAGCCGAGCTAGGAACCAAATACGACTATTCGTCCTGTGGGGACACAGTGTACGAACGCAGGGAAGTGGATTTGAAAACTTCAAAACGAATGCTTGACGAAAGGATTGCCTTTTTGAAAAGCGTGAAGGAACCACTGACCCTTGTGGACGAACTAACCGGCGAGGTAGTGACTATCCGTCCGCCATTGAAAAAGAGTACAACCGGCTTACGACTGATTGCAAAATGACCTACAAGTTCAAAGGATCGGAAGTGTTAAAGGCAATGGAAAAGGTGAACGACTACTGCAAAGATGAGGACGTTAAATATATCCTGCTTTGCGAGAAGGCGAAACAGAAACGTAGCCTTGCCCAGAACCGGTATTACTGGGGCGTGCTTGTCAAAATGTTATCGGACTACACCGGCTTTACTTCAAATGAAATGCACCAAGTCTTAGGCAACCAGCTTTGGAGCTACGAGAAAGACGGCCGCAAGTTCATACGATCCACTACCGACATGGACACCAAAGAATTTTCAGACAAGATCGAAGAAGCCCGCATGTTCGCCCAGGACAATATCGGGGTCTACATACCCGAACCCAACGAAGTTACAAATGAAATGTGGATGATGCTACAGCCTAACGACCATAAATTATGAACCACTTCACACTATACTGGATAGCCGGCGGAATATTTATAGCCGGGCTGGCGGTTGCCATTGCCCAGGGTGCACAGTCTTTTGAAACGGCCTCGCCTTTGGTGAAGATGCTGGCGATACTGTTCTGCATAGCCTTCTTTGGTGGTGCTATTATTCAGGTTTGGTATGGGATAATTAAGAAGAAATGAATAACCCACAATTAGAAAACAAAATCCAGCATCACGCAATTGCTTTTGCGGAATGGATTGTGGATAACGGATGGTATCGCCGCTATGATTGGGTTGCTGGGCCAACGAAGGAGTGGTATACTACAAAACCGTACTCTGGTTTAATGAGAACACTGCCTGAGTTATACAATATGTTCAAAAAAGACTGCAAAGAATGATACCTCTCATCCCATTTGTCGTAGAACTCTTTTCGGATTATTTCCTTATCCGGGGCCAGCGCAAAGATTTGCCGTTATGGCTGCGCGTAATCTTAATCGGCCTCTGCTCTACTGAAACCCTATGGACTTTAACTATCCCGCCGTCGAATTTGTGTTTAGCGGTAGCGCCGTTTTTTTTCTTTGATAACCTATTGGCATGGATGCGAGGTAAACGAGGGTTCGACTACGAAGGTAAGACTAAGGCTTACGACAAGTGGTTGACAAGGTTCAATCCTTACGCGCTGATGGTGGGCAGGTGGATAGGGTTGGCGGTTTGTGTAGCGGGTTATGTGGTACTTAGAAATAACAATTTATGAAAAAGAAGAAAGACAATCAAGACGAAATAGAGTTACGGAAAAATCCTGTTAACGTCTTCTCGTGCGGCCATGAGAACTGCAAGAGTATTGAAGCAATACCGGCAGACAAAATCAGAGCACATTTGGTTGAAGTCCACGGATTGAGGCCCGATCAGTTCAAAGGCAAAAGACAGATGGTGGCTCATATAGATGGTGATTACTGGTACTCATACAATTACGAATGGACTCTGGATAGCGGGCTTACGCTTCACCAATACATTAGACTGGCTCGTGACGAACATAGTCGGATGTACAGATAAATTTTGGTTATGTGGTACTTAGAAATAACAATTTATGAAACACGAATGTCAATGGTGCTTCAAAGAAGGCACAAAAAGAATTCACAAAGGGTATTACCTATGCGAAAAACATTACAAACTTTTGCAGCAGGCAAGGAAAGGGGCACTACGAACTGTGAAGGCGATATGAAACGCCTAATTATCTACCTCTGCTGGACGCTGATATTCTTTATGTTTCTCAGTTCCTGTTCCCCTGTATACCCTAAGTCTGATGTGAGGAAGAGGGTTTATTTAACGCCACGTAAATGATTACACTATTAGAAACCGACACATTGTTTGATGACTCGCCAGATGCGGGTGATCCTGAATGCCTATGTTCACGCTGCCTTAAACAGATTCCTGAAAAGGATTCACCAATTATACGGATGTGGCCAGATGGCGAGAACAAAGAGTATAGGTATTGCCGCAAGTGCATGGAGGCAAGCGGCATTCATTTCGCACCTGATGACGATCCACTTGATGAATAAGTCAGTACCCTTCCTTGTGTGGTTTGTTAGCCTGCTGGTGCACGACGTAGAAGTTGTGCACAATTTCACGTCGTGCACTATTGTGAATAAGTCGTGGAAAAACGTTGGTGTGCTTATGCGAACTTTAACCTAACCAAAAGTAACTGTAAATGGCCAAAGATCCTGCATTCCTTTTTTATCCCGGCGACTGGCAAGGCGGGACTGCCACGTTTTCCAGATTCCTGAAAGGTTGCTACATGGATGTTCTTATTGCTCAGTTTAATAGCGGTCACTTATCATTAGAGGAAATAAAAACTGTTCTTGGATCGGACTTTGGCCAGTCATGGCCTACCCTCCAAAAAAAGTTTGTAGCCGACGCGCGCGGTTTATTCTTTAATGAGAGACTGGATACCGAGATGATACGAAGGCGTGAATACTCCAAAAGCAGATCCGATAACCGCAAAGGTAAAAAAGATATGAATAACATATCTAAAACACATGAAGGTACATATGTTAAACATATGGAAAATGAAACTGGAAATGAAACTACAACTGAAGATCAAATTTTAAAAGAGTACGAACAATGGACTGAGCTAATTACCGACAGAAACGACCAGTTTTTCGAGGACATGCTGTCAAAAGCCAGAATACCGGAAAGCCCGGCAATCGAACATTGGGCCGTTGATCACCTGGGGTTACTTAACCGATACCCGAAGATGCGGCCCACAACTCAAGACGCATTCCGCCGATCCTGCCTGAAACACATCAAAGAAAATTACACAAAACCCATTACGTCAAATGGAACACCTAATAAAAACCAGCAACACATGCAAGGAATTGTCGCAGCTATCGCAAACGAGTACGGCAATCAGCCTGAAGGAAAATAATATTTCAGCCATAGAGGATTCAGTTGGTAATTCCGTTAAGGATATTCTGGATAGACCCGCTATCGCCATGCTCCTGAAGGAAGTGGACTTAAAGAAAATTCAGGGATTCGTAGCCATCCAAATTGGCAAGCTGGCCAGCCGGGTGAACATAGCCCCTAACCTGAACATACAGGCCCATCAGGTGAGGGACATCGCCGAACAGCTTGTTGAACTATACCCGGTGGAATCACTTGAGGACTTTGTGCTTTGCTTCAAACGAGGGGGACTTGGTTTCTACGGAACTATCTACCGGCTGGATGCCTCGGTGCTGACTGACTGGATGGCGAAATACCTGGATGAAAAGTACGGCCTTATCGAATCTGGCTACAACAAGGCAAAGAAGGAGGAAGCCGAGCAAGCGCCGATTGATTACGAGAAATTCAAAGAACGTGCCGCCGAGTTCGTCGAATCACCTAAGAAGCACAACAACGCCGCCGAGAACGATTATCAACGCCGGAAATTGGAAAATCCTTACAGGTGGTACAACATCGGAGGCATTGAGATATACGCCACCAGCCAGCAACACGCCGAACAATTGGCACAGGGCGCTATTGACCGTGGGGAAATCGAAGTGGTGAAAGATGGTGATTAGCGAGTGGCAATTGCATGGCTTTATGTGTCGAACCCGTAGGGACATCGCCCCAGTATTTCCCACGTCCGAGGAAATAAACAAGTGCATAAAAGGTATTGAGATTGTCAAAGGCCGGACGAAGGACAAGAGTAAAAAGACAAAGCTTAAAATCATTATTACGGATTTGAAATTAATCAAACATCAACTATGACCCATCTAACCTACAAACAACTGGCCTTCTTGTTGGACATTACGGATCTTGAGGCTTACGAGAAATTCCTGGCTATTGATTCATCGGTGACCGGTAAGCCAACGCCATCACCATGTAATACCATAACACGATATAGGGATCAAGGCTACAAAGCCCCGGAGTTAAGCATAGACATCCTGTCTAAAAAATTAAACCTCCCAAATATTCAGGATGCCCTAATAGACATTAGCGAAAACTATCTCAAGCGTCCGGCCGCAAAGAAGTATATCCTTTGCGATTACCCAGAAAAGAAACTCGAAACCCTAGAGAAGCACAAGGTGAAAATTCCTTCGGTACTCGCTTCACTCTTAAAGCCGGAGACGGTGGCAATTATTAGGAAGGAATGGGAAAAAAGATTTGGAATACCGGTATGACCTACCGCACACGCAAAGCATCTAACCATGAAAACAAAACAACCTAAAACATTTAACCTTAACGATGAGTTCGAGCGTTACCTGAACATCGTTGAGCTAGACAAACGCATAATGCCACCCGATCAATTACGCGAACTGAAGCGAGCGTTTTACGGGGCATGTGGACAATTGCTTATCCTGACACGCGATGAAGTTGGGGCGCTACCTGACGAGGAAGCCATAGAAGCGCTGCAAGACTTACTGAACCAGGTGGCCAACTTTTGGAATAATGAAAACAACAAACAAAACTAACATGAAGCCAATTGATTTCCCGGAACGCACACACATGATTGCTGAAAATCAGGACGAATATATCACACTTCCTGCCCTCATTGATGATGGCCCTCGTGGCGAGGTAGTGTTTTGTATGGGCCTAACTTTCAAAGAGCGCGTTAAACTTCTTTTCACCGGTAAACTTTGGTGTTCACTGCTTTGCTTTCACAAGCCTGTAACGCCATCATTTTTCACGGTGCATAAACACGAACTGTTAAAAAAGCAATGACCTACATCTACCGCAAGACCCCGAAGAAAGGAAAGACAGAACTACAAGAGGCCGAAGAAAAACTTTGGAAATGGTTCTCCCTGTTCATCCGCCTGCGCGACTCCGACAAGCAAGGCATAGGCAAATGTTTCACTTGTGGCAGGCTTAAACATTTCCGGGAAGCAGACTGTGGACATGGAATAGGCCGTCAGTACAAGGCCACAAAGTACGACGAACGAAATAATAATCTGCAATGTAAATTTTGCAATGGCTTGAACGAAGGACAGAAAGACGTGTATGCCCACAACGTAGACGTGAAGTATGGAAAAAACACCTGGGATAAACTGACGGTTCAGTCACGTGGGATAAGCAAGCGGGGAGTATATGATTATCAGGTAATGGCCGAGCACTACGAGAAGGAGGCAAAGAAGTTAGCAGAAGAAAAAGGGATTCAGTTATGAAGTCACGGCCACCTAAATGGAAGAAGAAATGAAAAGGCAAGATGAATCTAAGTCAAGGCTAAAATTGGAAGCAATTGCATTCGCCGATTGGACAGCGGAAGAGGGATGGATTTCAAATGAGCCTGGCTTATGGGAAAATGCATACTCTCATAAAAAGGTACGCTCTACATCCCAACTCTACGACTTATTCAAAAAGGAAACCAGTAAATGAGCCGGGGCATAGGCATAGTACAGGAGCAGGTGCTAAGGGTGGTGGAGCTACACGAACCAATATCAATTGCGGCAGTGCGTTCGAAAATATACCCTTCGGACTGGAACACGAACAAGGCCAGGGCAACAGTATCACGGGCGGTTTCGGCCCTTGTTCGGAGGCATTGCCTGATTAGGGACGATGGAGAGCCCGGAAAGCCTGTCCTGCTATGCCTAAAACAGGCCGGAATTGAGGTGTATAGCGGGCAAACTTAAACGATCTACCCCCTAAATGACTTACCACACAGTAGCTTTAACACTTACCCTTAAAAACGACCTCATTACAGCCCCTCTAAGCCACGATCTCAGGGGAGGTAATATCTGAGGTCATTTGGGGAAAGGGGCCGGTGAGAAGGAAGGGATTCTAATTCCCCCGAATTCGAGGGAATTAAACTAGGAAAATATATTTGAAATACGGTAACTAAATATCAAATAAAGACGTATATTTAAATGATCAAAACTAAAGCAAAAAGTCATGAATCATTTAGAAGTTTATCAAATTGAAAAGTACGTACCAAGTTGGGAACTTAGGTGGGTTGCGTGGTCCACAATGGTAGAAAGTATTTTAGGTCATTCTATTGATGGCGATCAAGAGCAGGACGGCTATTCACTGGATCGTGCCTATAGCTGGTTTATGACCGGGGCCAGCTTTCAGGAATACGCAAAAGAAATAAAGAATCATCCCAACTACAAAAAACCATAGTGAAAAAGAACACCCGCGGGGGCAAGCGCAAAGGCTCAGGACGTAAGAAAGGTTCAGGAACGAAAGAACCCACTACAGTAATACGTGTTCCTCTGTCTGACTTAGAGAAGGTAAAAGAATTAATTTCAAAAAGCAAGGATAAAAACAAATATTGAAATGAAAAACATGGAAACACTTAGAAGATTAAGCCCAATTGATCGCATTCATACACGAGGAATGTGTGCAATTATTAATGGCGACAGCCTGACAATTGTTGGAGAGGTCCGTCCGGATGACGTGCCGTCCAAGATAATTGAACTTGAAAAAACCTATGCCGATGTTAGCGAGGATGCGGATGGTGATATTGTATTCCATAGAGACGTAGACGACTGAAAAC